CCTGTTCCTCGATCGCTTCGCTGCCCTGGTCTAGCATGTTGATCATATCTACGCCGGCCCTGCCAAATATCTGGTAGGCTACGCGCGCTTTTTCGGCTGGGTTCTTAACCTTTTTGATCGCGTTAGCTAGTGTCAGCATTTGCTGGTCCGGCGATTGTTTCATTAACTCCGCAGCACTGAGGCCCATATCATCTAAGGCCAGCTTCGCGGTGCCAAGGCCGTGTGATGCCTCTGATACGCCGCGGGCCATCTTCTCTAATGATTTATCGAATGCCGCAGCTTCAACGCCTGCCAGGCTTGCCGCGTAGCGCAGCCGCTCCAGCTCCTGCACGCCCACCCCTAGCTTACTGGCGGTCTTTCCAAGTTTATCTAGTTCGGCCATCTGATCTTTAACGCCTGCCAGCGCTTTGCCGACCGCGATCGCTGCCCCGGCAGCCAGGCCCAGCTTTAAGATCATCCCTTTGAGGCTAAACTTTTTGCCGCCCTGCTCCATTTTATTCATGTCACCGCCAGCGGTTTTCATGCCTTTGCTGAAAGGCTTGGTATTAGCGGTGATGGTTGCGGCTAAGGTGCCTAGATTTGCTGCCATGGTTTTCTACTTTCCAAACATCGCGGCCATTTGTTTTTCGCTGGCTGCCGCGTCAAATCGTTTCGGTTTCTTTTTTGTGCTGCTGAATTCTGGCACGTAATAGTCTAGCGGTACTATTTCACTTTCTTTGCTGGCTACCAGGTTTCTGACAATCGAACAGATGAAGCTGGTCTGCATCCAGGGATCGCCGAAAGGTTCTAAGCGATAGTAGGCAATCCATTCTGTAAACAGCTCCGCCGGTATTTCTTCAAGTAACTCGTCAACATCCCAGGTGCCGACTAAAAGCGCTAGGCGGAATGCGAAGCGTCTTTTTTCGTCGGCCTGGAGTTTTTTTCCAGTACCTCTATTTCATCATCAGTAAACCCTACATGGGCCATTGCTACATCAAACAGCTGGCTCGTCAGTGCTCCGTCCAGCTGCCCTAGCTCCGATAAATCATCATCAGTTAAGAGTGGCTCTTTGCTCTTTTCGTCCACTAGTGTTGCCACCAGCAAACGCCGGCGGCTGTCGTCTTTCACGTTACCGCTTTTATTTAGAACGGTTTTCTCGAAGCGGCTTTTTTCTGCTTCGGTTAATGACTGGAAACAAAAGGTAAGCCCCGCCACTTCTTTAGTGATAAACCGCCGCCGCGTACAGTTAAACAGTTTTTCCCGTGTTGCTACTGCCATCCTTCAAGCTCCCCCAAGTCGGGAGGCATTGAAACAGAAGAGGGCTTGCCGTATGCCTCCATAACGGCCGCCCTAACTTTCTCAATTACCGCGCTGCTATAACGCCTAATCATCGAAACTGGCTTGCCTGGCTGCGTGCCACAGTAGCCGGCATGTTCGCCATTTACGCGGATCATGCGCTGGCTAGGTACCGCTGGCACTGGCTGCCCGTCTTTAATTATTCGCGCGGGGTGGTCTTCAAACGTGATCATTAAGTACCTGCTGTAAAAGCGTAGCCGGTAACATTGCCCGTCCCTTTTATTGTAAATTCAATTAGCATCACTTCGCCCATCTCGGCATCTGCGCTTTTAACGCTGGTAATTACGCCACCAAAAACAACTGTCCCGCCACTGCTGCCGCCTGGGGCTACTGGGTAAGTAATCGTGATAGTTTCGTCCAGGTCTGTGCCGTGGGCGGTTGCGATGCTTGGGACGCCAGCGTCAGAATAGGCGGTTACTGTGATTTCGCCGATCTCGGCCAGGTCATCACGTATAAAACGCTTGTGGCCGGTGTCACTCAGTTTCGTTACTTCAATAACGTCCCTAGTTACTTCCAGCCCCGATATAGAAACTATGTCGTAGCTGCCGGTGGTGTCTTCCATTGTGAGGGTCGCGCCATTGCCTGTATCTGCCATCAGTATGTTCTCCTAGAAAGTTGGGATGGTTTCCTGTACTTGAATTCTAAACCTGAGCGCCGTTAGATAGGTACCCTGGTCACTGTCGTCCTGGGGCTGCTGGTAGCCGTGGCCGGTGTCGTCTAGCTGGCAGCTCATTACTTCCACGCTGCCGGCAGTCCCGCGGTAGCCTTGCAGCTGCTGGCGGATTGTGTCGGCCAGGCTGTCTGCCTGAGTGCGTGTGGTGCTGCTGCAAACTATTTCTAACGTGCAGTCCTCGATGCCTGCGGCACCGCTGATTGTGTGGCTGTGGTTGGTAAACAGCTCGCTATAGGTGGCCGCTGGCAGGCTATCGCTTTGCGCTAGTACATCGGGGCGCAGTCGCGTGCCTATCACATCCGTTACCGCGGATTTAGTTAGCAGGTATGTTCTGATATTGCTGCCGGTTGTTGCCATCTATTTAGCCCCCTTTGCAATTGCCTTAGGGAGTGCCTGTTTTGCCTTTGCTGTTATCTTTGCTCTGATTGCAGAGCTGGCGGCCTTGGCTGCCTGATTAAAATAGTTCTGCGCTTTCGCGCCTTCGCTCGACATAACAGACCAGGCCACCAGGTTAGCATGGGGAGCCTTGCTTAAATCGTATCCTACCGTCACGCCGATGATGCCCTTGGCTGCTGCGCTCTTCCCGCCGCGCCACTGGCTAGAGGGCTTCTTTTTTATGCTTTTCTTTAGCGTTCCGGTGCGCTTGGGGGTCACCTTGCGAACAGCACCCGCCAGGGCCGTAGCTCCCGCGTTTACTGCTTGCCGCAACACTTTACGCTGCAAGCTGCCTGTGAGGGCTGCGAACTGTTTTTGCATTTCTGGGAGGCCTAAAAACTCGACCCCCTGCTTTGCATGGATACCACTGCCGACACTCATTAACTATCCTCCGTGCAATGTAGCCAAAGCTGCTGCTGCCGCTCATCGCGCCGCTGGACCTTTTCAATGTTTAGCGTGCGGCTAGTGTCGCCATCTTCATAGGTAACGCGCATTTCACTATTTGGGAAAGTCCCTTGCTGGGGGTAACGGATAATCACCAGACTGCTGGTGGTGGATTCTATCTGGGATCCGCCAAAGGTTTCTGCCGCGGACACATCCAGCACCCGCGCTGAGCACTCGCGCACACTTTGCCAGCTATCGGTTAGCTGCCCTGCCGCGTCTGCGGTTTGGGTGCTCTGCTCGATATTGACTCGCTGCCTTAGTTGGCCTGCCCGTACCACGTGAAGCTGTCTCCTAATACGTAAGGGGCCAGCAGCGCGTTAGCGCCCTGGGGAATCTCGGTACTCATCACGCCCACAATGGTTTGTTCTCGGTTGTTGAAATAATGGCCAATCAGTAGCAGCATGGCCTGCTTAATGGCCTGGGGTACTGCGCCGGCTGCCCCGTAGCCACAAACGAAACGTAATGTGGCTGCTTCCTGCTGCACTCTGGCAGCGGGCCAGGTTTTACTATAGGCGGGGCGGATGGTGCCAGGCTCCCTGGCGGTGGATACGTCGTAGTCATCACTAGAGAAGGTCTGACTGGCTCCGGCTGTGTCGGTGTAGGTAATACTGGTAACGCTTTGCAGGCTTCCAAAAGGCAGGGCCAGCGTCTGCTGCCCTGCTGGCAGGGAGTCTAGCTTTACGTCATAGGTGGCGCTCACTAATTGCCTGTGCGTATGCGCCTGCACTTTGGCGCGGGTGACTTCAATTAGCCCGCTGAGGTAGTCGTCGTAGTAGGAGTCGTCGAGGGCCAGGTGCCGCCGAACTTCGCTCACTTGCAGCGGCTCAGCCGTGGGGGCTGTCACTTCAGAGACTCCATAACCGGTTGCGGTGTGGCTCATTTAGTAGCCCTTTTGGGTGTGCGTTTCTTTGGTTTGGTGCGCGTCGCGCGCAGTGGCGGTTCCAGGGTGGCCGTTTCCGGCTCACTTACTGGTTCCGCCAAGCTGCGCTCTATGTACCGCGCCGCTGTGGCTTCGTCGACTTCGATAATATCTCCAGTTTCCTGGTAGAAACCGTTGCCGACGAAACTGCAAAGCAGTCTAATTTTTGGCATAAATTACGCCTGGGTTAGTTTCTTAATGGGATCAGTACCGGCATCGATGACGCCAGAATCTGAACGCTTGAAGGCAACGAAACCAGTTTGGTCATTGTCTCGATAACGCTCTTCCAGCTTATAAAGACGAACGGATCCAGCATCACGGATGATAAACTTAGCCATTGCGCCGAAGAGTACCGTGATTTCACCAGTGGCAACGCTCGACGCCATGTTCTGGTTGATCGTGATCGGGTGACCGAGTAAACGATCTGGCTCGCCAGCGCTCATGCCTTCTTGCCAGAGGTACTGATTGTTGGAATCCTTGAGCTTGCGAAGAGCAAGCAGCACGTTATCGTGCATCATCCAACCGCAGCTGCTTTGCCCGCGGTAGGCTGGGTCTACGCTATGGACCAGCTCGAAAAGCTCATCGGCTGCGATTGCCGTAGCGCTTGCAGCGGTAACGCCCGCACCTGCGAGGGTAATTCCGCCTGGCTGACTCGAACCGGTGCCAGTCGTAAAGTAGGTGGCCTCGATGCGTCCTAAGCGCTCGCCTAACATCGCGCCAATTTCGCTAGCCAGGTTGAACGCACTATCTTGCATCAGTTCCGATGATACGAGGC